AGCTTTGCCACGGTCAGGTCAGCCGAGCCGTTGGCAATCTGGTTAGCGGCCAGCATCGAGGTGCTGGTCGAACCGGACTTGCCTGTCTTGGCGGTTCCTGTGGCGGCGGTGATGATGGCATCGTCCATCGCCCGGCCCATTGCAGCAGCAGCTGCCTGAGCATAAGTCGATGTCGGATCAATGAGCATCTTGACCTTGTCGACATCATCGATCAGGTCTGCCCATTCATACGAATCCATCGTGACCATTCTCCTCGAATGAGGGGTCTCGACGACGGGAGTATCCCCGTGGCGCGAGGTGCGCTTCACAGCAGCTGCGGCTCCGACCTGGTCGAAGAACGCCTTTTCGCCCGTGACGCTCTCCTCAGATACGCCGCCCCGAAGAATGGAGCCACGCTGCTGAGACAGGAGCTGGACGTTGGTCGAAAACTGCTGGGAAAACGCGGTGGTGATTTGAGCACTCATGTTGCTCTCCTTTCACACTAGCGTTTTGATTGCTCGCTACCCGGCGACCGCCGGACGAAAGGTTCGTACAGTTTACGGCTGCGTCCGCCAGGGGCCTGGGGCTTGTCCTGGTTTTTGTGTCTGTGTTTGCAGGGGCCGGAGCTTGTCCTGCGTTACAGACTAGGCAGAGATGGCTGCGATCTTCTCTTCGATCTCGTAAGCCCTCCTTACCTGGAAGTCGTGCTCTGGATGCCTGTTGTCCCAGTACGGGGTGCCAGGTGCGCGCAGCTGAGCCAGCTCTTCACGCATTTCGTCAGGCGTCTGACCGCCTGTCATCTTCACCCCTTCGAGCGTGTCCTCCGACACTTTCTCATGGATGAAAGATCCGATGTTTGCCAGGAACCGGATGAAGGACGGGTGATCGCCCAGCATCGTGCCGTCCGGCATGGGTGTCTCTGCGAAGTCGAGCTCACCGAAAGTCTCGAGCGCTGCGTTGGCCAGGCCCAGCTGATCCTCGTAGGCCTCGCCCCACTCGCGCTTGAGCTCGAGCTCGGTGTCCGCCTGGATCTGCTCGGTATGTGCATTGTCCTGCCCGACCAGCTCGCCGAGCCGTCCGCCATAGCGATCCATGATGATTTGAGCCTGGGTGTTGTTGAGCCCGGCCTCATGGGCCACGCCCATAAACCACTGAACCACCCCGTCGTCGGGCTGTACGCCCTCTGGAGGGGTGTAGTTGATCTGATAGCCACTAGGGTCCTCTGGACGCCCGAGCTTGCTGTAGACGGCGTTCCAGTCGTCAGCAGTGGACGATTTACCTGGGAGCGCAATCTTGTCAGCGCCGATCATGGATTGTGCATGGACAAAGCCCTTCGCCAGGCTGCCCACGTCTGCAATCGTTGAAAGAGATTTGTGATCCCGGATCTCCTCGGGGATCTGAGAGCGCCAGTCTTCGCTGGTGCCAGACGGGGCTACCTCCTCGGTGGAGACCTCCGCTACCTGTTCTTCACTCATTCTGTGCCATTTCCTCTAGCTGTTTCTGGTCGCGCAGCATCGACTTGATGAACAGAACCACCGTGCGCTGCCCCTCACGGTAGGCTGTCTCGTTGGGATCTACAGAGAAGGTTGAAGAATATTCACAAAACCTCACGCCCAAATCCTCGAGGATCCGCTCCCCTTGAACTGACGTGAAGACCTCCTTGTAGAGCTCCTTGGTATCTTCCGGCGTCATTGCTTGGTCGCCTCAATGAACGGCGCGGCTGCCCCAGCTGCCTGGGCTTGCTCGGTCAGCTGCTGCTGCTGTGCCTGGGCTTGCTGTGCCTGGGCGCGTTGCTGGCGCTCGAGGGTGACTTGTTGGTCGCCCTTGATGGCTGTTGCCGGGATCCCAAGCACCTTGATGATGTGCTTCGAGACGCCGTCTGTGTCGATGTAATCCATGATGGATGGATCGAGCTGGGTGAGCGGCATCATCAGCTCGAGCAGCCTGGTAAGTGCCTGGATGTCGCCCTGGCGCTGTGCTTTGGCCAGTGGGCTCACATATTCGATCTCGATGTTTCTGTCGCGCATAAACTCCGGTGCCGGCGCAAAAGCCTTGTTTCTGGCCAGGATGTTGTAGGTTCTGCTGATAAGCGGCTGCAGCAGCTCGGCTTGCATCCGGCCCATAACCGGGCCGAGCAGTCTCATCTTCTCCTCTGTCCGCTGCACGACCTCGGTGGCCGTCATCTGCGGTCCCTGGCCGAGGATCAGCTGATCGACATAAAAGGCTGCCCTGATTGCCTGGCGGCGCTGCTCCTCCATGTTGAGGCCCAGCGGGTTGTTGGCTCCGATGTTGAGCGGCTCGATGCGGTCGCGTGTACCGCTGCGATAGAAGTTGAGGCCACCTGGCACGGTCCTGACCGGCAGGATGAAGCCGTCGTCTGGCACCAGGAGCGGCGGATCCACCTGTTTCTGTGCAGCGCGGATCGTCACCTCGGACATTTTGTTGAGCATCTTGATGTCAGCCAGGGCTGTCATGCTCGGGCTGCGGCCGTATCCGATCTCGAAGGAGCTCTTGAGGAACCTGGGCGCCATGTAGGGGAACTCATCAAAGCCCCCCTCGCTGATGATGATCTTCTCCTCGGGATCCAGGTAGACCGATGCGATGGGCTTGTTCTGGCTGTCCACCTTGGTCACGTCCCGCTCGTCGCGCTTATAGACGGCGTGGATCAGCGTCATCATCTGGTAAGGATCTGTGTCGGCTTTCTTCAGCATCTTCGGGCTGACGTTCTCAGCGCCAAAGCGCGCCATGACGGCCCTCGCCGGCATTTTGAACTTGCGATAGACGGTATCGACGCGGCCGTTCTGATCTTCTGAGAGATAGCACTCGGAGATATGCCTGGTCGAAAAGCGCAGACTGAAATCCTCGTCTGCCTCAACGAACATGACAGCCGTGCCGAATGTAATCAGATCGTGATACAGCTCGTGGATCTGCTCCTGGAAGTTGGAGCGATTAAAGCTGTTATACATCACGTCTTCGACAGACTGCAGCCACTCCCTGGCTTCGTCATCGCCATCGAGCTCGCGGTCGCCAAAGCTCAGCGAGAACCAGCTGGTCGAAGCGTTGGTCAGCATCCCGTGAAGGGACGCGCTCAGCAGCTCGGCCGCATGGATGGCGGTGCCATCAAAGATCAGCTCGGAGCGCTTGTCGCCAGGAGATCTTACCTTTGTCACGTCTGCCTTGCGCGGCACGACGTAATCAGCGATCTCTTGCCAATGGCTTTCCCAGGTTTGACGCTGGTTCTCCAGGCTGCCAAAGCGTTTCAACAGCATGGCTGCGTTTTCATCGACGGCCATATTAGCTCCCTAGAAGCTGTTTCTTTTCTGTAGGTGCAGCGCCCAGGACGCCGCGTGAGCTCGTCAGGATGCTTCTGGTACGTCTGCCCCGCCTGTATGGGCTTGCCCTGCCCCTGGCTGCTGCTGCGGTCTCTGTGGCGTCCCTAACAACCGAGCGAGGCTGAATAGGGTCCGCCGCCGGCGCTGCCGGGCCGGAGGAGCCTGGCGCGCCACCATTGGGAGATGAACTCGGCGGACTTGCCGGCGGCGGAGCTGGAGGCGTGGCAGCTGGAGGCGGAGCTGCAGCTGGCGCTGTTCTTGGCTGATCGTCGTCACTGCTGTTGCCTGGCGGGGCGAATGGGTCATAGCCAGGCCGGCCTGAATAGACCCTGCCGCCCATCTGATTCCTGTTAATGACGCCCACGATCTGGCCGCGCTCATCCCTGACCGCTTCACCACCGAGCTCCAGGCCTCGTGTAATATTACGGCGGTTCATGTCGCCCAGCGCGCCCTGGATGGCCCCAAAGGTCCCTGGCAAGCGATTTGCCTCAGCTGTGCGTTGCCTGGCTTGAACCTGTGCAATGGCAGCACGATTATCGCGGCCGCTGTCTTCTGCTACCGGGCCGCCCATCAGCTGGTCTCCTTCTTCTTCGCCTTGCCCATCAGGCTGGCATATTCCAGGGGTGCGTCCTCGATGACGCCGCGCGCAGTGGTTGCGACGGTCTTTCGCCGGCTCACAGCCTTCGGATCCTTGGCCCTGCGCTTGGCAACCTCGACAGGATCATTCGGCCTGACCTTTGGCTCAGGGACCACGGGCGGTGGAGGTGGCGGCGGAGGCGGTGGAGGTGTCGGGATCTTTGGTCTTAGAACGCTCATAAACTAACCCCCAGTGGGTTGTACTTACTGTCGGCCATGATCTGCGGCGGCCGGTCGGACCAGTTATTCTCGCGTAGCCCTACCGCCAGATAGCGGAAAGCATCCGCCGCATGTGACGACCAATCGTGGACAGGCGTGTTCCTAAAGCTTCGAAGCCTCTCGTTATAGGCCCGGTGATACTGCCTGAGCGCCTCGAGCCCCGGCTTGGTGAGCTCTGCATCGAACCAGCACCGAGGGATCAGCATCTGTGCAGCATGGATGCCGTCCTCGAGCGGGAGCTTCGGAACCACCCTAAAATTTATTCCTAGATCCCAGGCAGTCTCTCGGCGGCTCTTGCCAGAGCCCAGCTCGCGGACCTCGATGTCGTGCGGCGCGTTGTGGGTGCCGTAAAAATAATCCCGCTCCTGGAGCACCTTCGCATAATGCGGGAGGCCCTCCCCCCTGTTCTCGTAAAAATCTATGACGTGGATCGCCCTGCCAACCGACTGCGTGAACCAGATGGCCGTGCTGTCGCCAACACCAAGATCCCACCAGGTATCCACCCTGCAGCTCGGGTCGTAAGGGACCGAACCGATGCGGCCCTTCTCATGAGCCTCCTGCATCTCCTTGCCAAAAACAGCCCCCGGTACATTCGCCACCCAGCTGCACTCATACTCCTGGGCAAACTGGTCAGCCGTCATCATCGACCTGGCTGCCTCGAGCTCCTCATCATCAAGGATCGATGTCTCGCTCGCCCGATAGATCGCTGTGTGCCACTCAGACTGGCCCTCAGCGGCCGTATAAAGCTCGTAGAAGGCGTTGTGGCCCCTGGGTGTACCAATGAACAGCGCCCAGCCTTTGCGGTCGCTCAGAGCCGGCCTGATGATCTCAGGGAACAAGCTCTCCGGCATGTCAGCCATCTCGTCCAGGACAGCCCCGTCCAGGTAGATCCCGCGCAAGCTGTCAGGGTTCTCAGCACCCAGGAGCTGGATCCTTGCACCATTCGGCAGATCCGCTCGCAGCTCGGTCTCGTGGAAACGCACCATAGGCACAGCGCCAGCAAACTGCTTGAGATAATCCCAAGCCACAGCCTTGGCCTGCCGATAGGTGGGCGCAATGTACGCATACCTGGGATTAGGCTCAGCGCAGAGGATCGCATCCCTCAGCAGATGGTTGATCGCCATGACCGTCTTGCCAAAGCGCCGATGACATACAACGACGCCCCAGCGCTTGCTCGATAGCTCACCGTGGAGCTGACCCTGCAGCGGCCTGGGAGCGTAGGGGATCTCGATCTGCATGTGAGAGACAGGCTCCTGTCAGGCTATATATGTATATAGATCCGGCGGCCGGGTCTGGGGGTGGTAGGGGTCCTCGGCTGCCAGGCAAAGCCCCCTGGTGCGGGAGCCGATCCCGCGCCCAGACCTAGCAAAGCCGGGCATCACAGAGCGCTGCATCACAAGCGCATCACAGAGCTGCGATGAGTAAACTGAAAACTGGTTGACATGCCTGGTCTGCCTCGTGCGCGCGAGCCCTGCCACTCAGCCAGGATACTACACTGCTCACCCCGCAGTAACCGCACCGCCTTGCCAGCTCAGCGTGATCGTCCCGCTTGTCTGCTGCTTGTCGTCTGCTTTGTCTCTGATCCCGAGCGGCTGCATCTGCCTGATGTGCTTATCCTTGTGGTCAGCCTCGAGCCTTCTGCGCTGCACCTCAGCCATAGCCAGCTTCGGATCTGTCGGCAGCTCAGCCTCGACCAGGTCAATGATCTGGTCACGCATGACCTCACACTGCAGAGCCCTGGCCCTACGATAAGCGCTGTAGGCATCCTCATCGTCCTGGACATAGCGCAGCATGGTCCGCCAGCTCGGCAGATGTTCGCTGTTGTTGCAGATCCTGGTCAGGCTTTCGCCTTCCGCAATGCGGTCACAGATCTCCTGCAGCTGCTGCTTTGTAACCTTACGCTTTGCCATGCTTCTCCAAAGAAAAGGACCAGGTTCGAGACCTGGCCCAGTTAAGAGGTAAGGAAGTCACTGTCCTGCAAGCCCGAACTGCAGGGAGCAGAACTCGAGCTTGCTGGAGACTGTACGCTTTTCACGACAATCGTGCAAGCCCTGTCGATTATTACGTTAAGACCCTTGGCATATTATGCCACGATGCTTATATGTATAGTGAAAGGAGGTGCCGATGAAAAAGACCAAGCGACCAACCGGCAAGACCTGGCAGACAGCCAAGCTGTTCAAGGTCTATCTGGGCATGAAGGCACCAGCTGGGGCTGCAGGGCTCAGGCTCATGTGGGCCATTGTTGGCCACAAGTGGGTCAGGTGCTGCACACCGATCACCAACGTCAAATTCAAGATGCGGCGCGCCATGTGGGACGAGCTCCCAGCTGGCGACCGTGAACTCATCAGAGCTTAGGAGGACTGCGAATGATTCAGTTTTACAACGAAGAGCTGGCGTATCAGACGGCCGGCAAGGTGACACAGAGCACCCTGGACTTCGATCCAGCTGAGCACAAGACAGCAGAAAGTGCTGCAAAGGGCATGTACGAGGCCCTGGTCAAGGCCTGTAAGGCATACGGCCAGGACCCGGCTTGGGAAGTCCACATAAAGACGCCCGAGGAATACAAAGCCTGGGGCGGTGGTTGTGAGGCCTGGTATGTCAGCTGGGAGGCTGGGCCCTGGGAATGGGCAATCAGTGCGAGCTTCGAGGCCACTGGCCCTGGTTGGCACACTGAGCCTTACCACGGCTTTGATCTTGTTTTCTACGACGACTGAGGAGGACTGACATGACAGTGATGACCAAAGAAGAACAACGCGCGCGGGACGCTCGGCTCTACCGCGACGAGCTCGAGTTTCAGCAGAGCCTGGGCGAGCTCAACGGGATCGAGGCATACGCCAAAGCCACAGATCAGCAGAAGGGCATCATCGCCTTTGGCATGACGCCGGTCGAGCTGTTCCCCGAGACATGCGAGTACGGGGGCGTGGCTGACCACCATGCCTGGAAGAAGGGCTTTGCCCTGGGCCTGATGACTGCAGCCAAGAACGCTAAAGCGATGGTGGTCTGATGGCGATTACCGTGTTTGACATCGACAGAGAGGTGGAGCGGCTCAAGCGCCGCCCACTGTGGGAGCTCAAGGCAATGGTCAAAGCCCTGAGCTTTCATCGCTGGTGCAATACCAGCGAGGAGGAGCTGCGGCTCGAAGCGGCCAAGCTAGTTATGAAACAGAAAAGGAAGCGCAAATGAAAACAGAGACAGCCTTTGACATGATCCGCGACCTGGGCAAGGCGTTTCGAACGGCTTGCATTGAGCGTGGATACGAGCCCCAGGGTGGCTGGGATGGCGACCTGATGAGCGGCCTTGCCGGCTTCGTCAAGCTCGAGCTCACAGACAAGGACATCCCTGGCATCACCGAGGCGTACAGCATCGTCATGGAGAAAGCAGCAAAGCTCTGCTTCGAGACAGCTCAGCAAGCTGCAGCTGAGGACTTCATCGCTGACCAGGACACGGTGGACCAGGTCACAGCCGGTAATACAGCCTGACCAGCGCGTCCTTGTAACGCCGCTTTACGATCCTCGGGTCATTCAGCCCGAGGATTTGTGCAATCCGAGACCACCTCGGGCCCCGCTGCCGGAAGGCAGCGCTCTGACATACAGCCCAGACCAGGCGCCGATCCTCGATATCCATGTAGCGTAGCGCCAGATCCAAAGCCATTTCCCAGCGATCAATCTGCTCCCCGGTAGGCTTGAGCCTGGGCACCTCCATCGCATTGTAGCCGTAGGCCATGCCGTCCCTGGGATAGTCAGGCCAGCCTGACATGCGCTGTCTGCGAAAGGCAGCCGGGAGCTTGCGCTCAGTCTCTGCAGCCTCGAGGAACAGCTCATTTAGCTCTGTCATGCTTAGCCGCATCGAGCTGCTCCTGCATGGACAGCAGCCAGAACTGCCTGTCGAAAGGTGAAAGACTGGAGACCTCGATGATCAGCTGCGCGTATCGATCCGAGCTGTAAGTCGGGCGGAGCCGGCGCATGACGCGCCGCTGCAGCTCGTCCAGCGGATTGGCCCTGGACCGTGCTATAGCTGAGCGATAAGCAAAGCTAGTCCGCTTAGCCACGTTCTGAATAATAAGTTTAGTTTGATTATGCTCAGGCATAGCGCTTAGCTCAGCGCAAAGCTTAGCGCTTTGCTAAGCTGCGGCTGCGCCGATTTTATCGAGGCCGACATATCTGTCAAGCCCCATGACCAAATCCGAGGGCGAGCATGACACGGCGCCACCAGGGCTGTGGGGCAGGCTTTTGCTCCACATCGAAGCTGGTAGAGTGTTGCTGACCCCCCAGATAATTAGGCTCAGTTTTCTGCTTCGCCCTTTTCTTGCGAGCCTTCTTCTCTGCCCAATGCGCTTTCATTGCCCTGCTCTGCGCTTCGCGGCGAGCTTTTGTCCATTCTTTGGCCATCCGTTTTCTCCTTGTACCATTTCGTCATCACACGCCAGCAAACATCGTTTGCACAAACCAGGTCACCGCTGGCGAGCATGACCCAGGTGCCAGCTTTGACGTGGTGCTGGCGCCCACAAGCGACACAATTCTCAAAGCTGGTCAACCAGCCCTCCTCAGATGCGTGAAGCCTTGCTTGGCGTCCTCGCGATCCCAGATCTCCTCGACCTGGTCAGCGAGCTGCTCCTGCAAATAGCCCAGGGTCAACGTCCCTGGTTGGCCCTGCAGATACTCCGGCAGCATCAGGTGGTTCGTATCGAAGCTCGAGAAATATCTGCTGCCATGCCGGCGCACCGGGATCCGGTACAGCTCGGCGATCAGGAACAGGCCCATGCCCTCGAGCTCGAGCCTTCGGATCTCCCTGGCAGCTTCTGCCAATGCTGCAGCGCGCCTAGTCATCGCGCCGCCTTGTAGCCGTAGACCACCTCTCTAGTTGAGCAAGCGTTGTCACATCGGGCTCAAGCTGAATACGAATATTCAAGTCACCGGCGAACTTTCGACCCTTGTGGCTTTTGATCTTCTCAGTGACTTCTTCGATAATCCGTTGTCTGTCGAGTGGGGTGTCAGACAGCATATGCTTTGGATATGAAAATTTCACAGTCCGGCCTTTGGCGTTGCGGAATGATCCGCAGACATTGCACCTCACGCCCCAGGTGCTGATATAAAGATTGCCGTCACACTTCATCGTCCAGCCTCACAAAGCCATCGCCGTTGCAGGCCTCGCACTCCATCTCTTTTTCTGTGATGTCGCCGCCGCGCATGTAGTCAGGGACAGCGACCTCATAGACCGCCCTGCCTTCGCCTTGGCACTCCTGGCACTCCTTGGCCTCCTCCCAGACGCCAGGGATCACCATGACCCTCACCATGACGCCCTCAGCTGGACGTGCATGTCCAAAGCCTCAGCGACCTGGTCAACCGACCTGGCCAGATACCAGTGACAGCCGGCCTCCTCGAGCTCGTCTCGAATCTGTTTCTGGTTGGCGCTCAGGCTGCCGCCCTTGGGGCGCTTGAGCTCGATGAAGATCGCGCAGCTGACCCCGCCGGTGGCCTGGTCGCCTGGCACAAAGATCTCGAGATCCGGCCAGCCAAACCTGGTGCCCAGGCGCTTGAGCTTCTGTTTGAAAGCGACGTGCCTGGTGCCCTCGTTTGGGGAATGATGGAAAACACAGCCAGGCGGCAGTGCGAGCTGCAGCCAGTCAACGACCTGTCGCTGCAGCTGGTCCTCAGTCACGGGCCATGTAGAAGTCATTCGGCATGACCTCGCCCCCCGTCACCTCGATGATCCTCGCCATGTAGGTTCGACCAGGTATCACCTGGCCGTCGCCGCCTGGGCGGATGCACCACCTGGTCACGTCCTTCGCGTGGCTTGCGCCGAGCTTTCGTGCCAGCTGGGCCTTCGACCAGCCCTTTTTTAATCGCCATTGCTCAAGTGTCATAGCGGTGTTTGTAACACAGCTTGACAGAATATGCCAAGCTGCTTATCTCAATGACAATGGGTTGGCAAACAATGCCAGGAGAATTATTATGACATCCATGCCAAATAACCTTGATGCAATGATTGCCCGGTCGGGCATGTCGAAAAGAGAAGTGGCGGCGCTGAAAGGCATTACGCCAGAAACGCTGTCGCGCCAGGTCCACGGCAAGATACAGATGACGCTGCAGGACGCCGAGTATTACGGCAAGATCCTTGACTGCTCAGCTCAAGATATCCTTTTTGCTACGCGGCCAGTGCCAATCATTGGCTACTGTCACATCGTTTCGTGCGACCACGAAGACCCACATTGTCCGGCGCATGGGGCTCATGTCGAGCGCCGAATCTCAGCCGGTGAAACGATGGGCAAAGTCTATTTGCAAAGTTACATGCAGCAAGGCACCGGTGCTGTCCTATGGTCGAAAGCCGAGGGCTATTCTGGCATATGGGATCACTGGCACAGTGCTGTAGAATTTATTGAGCTTGGTCCAGTTGAAAACGGTTTCGTGTCGAAAAACGCTATACAGCAAGGCTGCTATGCTTTGCTCGAAGATCCTATCGAAATGTACGGCAAGGAACAAAGGCTGGTCCACGGCACCCTTTTCCCCGAGCCAGGTGGTCTGTACACCGTCCACAGCGCCGAAACCCAAATATCCGTTAAAGGACAAAAGTTGGCCTGGGCCTCGGCGGTGCTGGACATATCGTTCCAGCCCAAATTAAGAGGGATGCAGATAATACTAAACAAGTGACTTGACATAATACGTCATGCTCTAATACGCTCCTCCGCAAGTTATTTGTGGAGATGGCAATGTTACTTGATACCCCTGAGTGGGCAGCTAGGCATCATTATTTCTGGCATCACAATCCCACCCGAGAACGGGCGAAGGCTTTCTTCGACAAAGCGCACGTCCGGCCCCAGGTCAACAAGGCCTGGGAAATAGTCCAAAATCCCGACAGCACACCTGGTCAGAAGGCAAAAGCCTGGAAGACCATCAACCGGCTCAAGACCGGCAGCTCGGCCGCCATGAAGGGCGGCATCGATGTGCAGACCTGTTGTGACGCCATCCTCCTCGAAGGAGCGGATCCAGCTGAGGCCATTGCAAAACAGCTTGCCTCCTATCGCGATTACAAGCCCCGTGAGTGGGATGATGGATCCGATGCAGCAAGGCACCAGAAGTATATCGAAGAGCTGCCAGCGGTCATTGAACACGCCCTGGCGGGGCTGCGAGAGGCAATGGCTCGGGAAAACCGGATCCTCGGTGAGATCGAGCTGCTCGACACGCTGCCTGGGCTCGCGCTGCCGCATAACACCAGGCCGGATTACAACCGCCGGGGCGATCTCAAGACGAAATGGTCGAGCCCTGACAAGCGCGCCAAGTCTGGTTTCAAAGCCGCTGCGATCCCCAAGTCTCTGACCGGCATGTTTGACATGAAGAACGTCTTCCAGGCGGCCGGCTTCTGGGCGCTCAACGGTAGGCAGCCGCCTTTCCTGGTGTACGCCAGCGCCTCGAACTATCAGATATTCACGCCTGAAAACTGCGACGAGCTCAAAGATGACTTCCTGGCTGACGTGGTCGAGGAGATCAAGGTCCAGCACCGCTGCACCGAGAACCTCCTGCAAGCCGCCGAGACCAAAGAGCAGCTCCTGGGCATGGTCGCACCCGACTTCAAAAACATCATCTGGAACGAACCGCCCGGCTACCTGGCCGAGGCCAAACGCGTATGGGGGTTAGCATGAGACAGAAATTAATCTGGCTTCACGTCGATGACGCCGGCCGGCAGCTGCGTCCTTATTCCAGGCTGCGCGAATCACTGCGCGTCCTGGGCGTCGTTTTCTTATCGATCTTTGCCGTGTTCTCGCTTTGGTGCTTCGCGGTGCTGGTCACGCTTTTGATGGGAGGTTGAATTGCAGAAAGAAGTCACCTGGCCTGGCGATCCTGGGCCGACAGCTCACAGACACGGCCCTGATACCGAGCAGCTCGCGCTCGAGTTTGTGGCCCCAAAGCTAAGTGGACTGAGGCTCAAAGCACTGCAAAGCCTCGCCTCAGCCCACCCTGGCCTAACTGGCAGTCAGGTTGCCGAAAAGATGGACGCCTGGATCTACAGCGTCAAGCCCAGGCTGACCGAGCTCGAGCGTATGGGCTTGGTCCGCGACAGCGGCGAGCGCGCAAAGAATGATCGAGGCCGGCAGGAGATCGTCTGGCAGATTACAGGGAGGGGCGAGCAATGGCTAAAATCCCTGAGCGCCTAAAGCAGATCTTCCAGGAGCTGCAGCTTGAGCCCCAGGACGCCGTCTGGGACTGCCACGGTACGCCTGTGGCGTATCACAAAGCCCTTGAACAGGTCGCGGAACACCTAAAAATTGTTTTCGATCTGCCGACAATAATTGACGCGAGCGCCGAGAAAAAATACGCGGCAGTTTTGGTCTCTGGCCGGCTGGGAGATCGCTTCGAATGGTCCGTGGGTGAAGCTGCCAGCTACAACAACAAGAACAGCTATCCGTTTGCGATGGCAGAGAAACGCGCAAAAGATCGCGTAATTTTGAAACTGATTGGCGTAGCTGGTTTTGTCTATTCCGAGGAAGAGGCTGACAGCTTCAAAGAAGATCTAGCTCGCAACATAAATACTGCTGCGCTGGCGGCCCTTTCTATCGAAGTAGAACGACCCGAGCCGGCGCCCGAGCCGGCGGTAGAAGAGCCTGAGTGTAGTGCCTGGGAGACCTGGGCAAACAGCGCCATGAACAAGATCAAGAAGCTGGCCAGCCAGGAAGGTGGTGCCTCCAAGCTGACGGGCTGGCTCAGCGGCAACATGACAGATCTGAAAGGTCTAAAGGCTGCCGACCAGCAGCTTTTCGAGCTGCTCAGGGCGTTTTACGACGAGCACTATGAGAAAGCCAACACGGGAGAAAGAACATGAGCTCACCTCACCTCAGCCGCGCCGAGATCAAGCTGCGTGAAGATATCAAAGCAGCTGCACCGAATCAGGCGCCAAACCTGTACCGGGCCACTGCCTGGATCCAGTATCGAACCGACTTCAACGAGGACACGCGGCGCTTCGAGCCGATGACCGCCGATCAGAAGGCCAAGTGCGACGAGCTCGGCAAGATCCTGGCTGATGCCGGCGTCGAGCTCAGCATCACGCTGTCACTCAGAGATGGCGAAGAGGTGAAGAACTTTCCCAAGGTTGCCACCTTCGCGATCTATCCGAACAAGCCTCGAGACCAGGCACCCGCCCCGGCGCCAGCTCCTGCAGCTGCACCAGCTGCCCCGGCAAGTTGGGATGCAATCTGATGGTGGGCGCGATGATGACAACAGTGGAGGCCAGCCTTGTCCTATTCGGTAGTGACAGTGATGCGGCGCGTCAGAAAACAGCTCGGCTCCTTGATGCCCAGGGCATTGAGAAAATCCGAAACGGCCGGCGGTTCTACTATCGGCGCCAGGACATCGAGCAGCTCAGCGGAGCTGCTGGTATGGCCAGTGTTGGGGGAGCTGAGAGTCTTGGCCCACGGCTCGTATCTGACCAGGTCGATGACAGCTGAGCAGCTGGATGACCTCGCGATCCGATTCCACCAGGCAGCAAAAGAAACCCGTCGCCAAGAAGCGGCGGCGGGTCTCGAGCGAGCGGAAAGAGGAGATCGTGCCCTACGGGAGTCAGGAGGAGCTCAGCGAGCTGATGGACACATGGCCGGTTACTGACCCACCCCTAAAAAGAAAGGGCCGCCAGCGCGGCCCTAATCGCCATTAAAGGCATATTCGTTTATTCAAAGATCGAGCTCACTGCGTCCAGCATGTGGGCATCTTTTTCATCATCCTCGATCCAATGGCCGTATGTCTGCTCGGTCGTCTGGACACTCTCATGGCCCATGAGGTTGGTGATCGTCCACCAATCATTCTTGAAAGCGCGGAGCAGCTGGCTGGCGTAATAGTGCCGCAAATCGTGCCACCGGATCTTTTCGACGCCGGCCTGGGCACAGGCCTTGTCCATGTTTTCCTGGAACCGGCTGTCGCTGATGATGGCGCCCGTCCTGGTCGGGAAGACCAGCTCGGTCTTGGCCGGCCGGCCTCGCTTGATGTACAGCTCGCGCAGCTGGATCGCCAAGCCCCTGGGCAGCGTGACCTTTCGGTAGCCCTTGGGCGACTTCGGTGGACCGACCTCAGCCCGGTGCTTGACCGCCTTGTTGACATCGACCTTGCAGCCATCCAGGTCCAGGTCGGCCCAGGTCAGTGCGCGCTGCTCGCCCTGCCGCAGCCCGGTCGAGCTGGCGAAGGTAGCCATGAGCGCCCACCAGGGATCCATCACCCCGATGATTGACTTGACCACCGCCGGCTGGACCCGTGCGACCTTGCCGTCTGTCGCCTTGCCCTCGATCTCGCCGATGGCAACCGCGCCCTGCCAGGGATCAGTCTTCCGGCAGCCGATCAGAATCGCGTAACGGTTCATCGCGCGGAGGCTGGTGAGGATGTTCTTGACTGTCTTCTTCGTGTGACCAACAGCCATCTGATCGAGCAGCTGCAGCTGGACATGCTTCATCTCCAGGTCGCGGACCCTGAGCTGGGCGGTGCTCTTGTTGTTCACCTTGAGCGTCAGGAAGAATTTCGCGTGACGATGTTTTTCAGACCAGCTCGATTTGCTGATCTTGCCCCTCTCGTACTCGCTTTGCAGATGCTTGACCCATCCGCCGACAGGCTTGTCCTTCTCGAAGCCGAGCAGCTCGTAGAACGTCCAATCCCAGGCGCCATCTGTGTTGAGCTGCAGCTCATCCTCGAGTCGGTCGATGTAGGCATAGGCCTCCTGCTCGGTGGCGAAATACTTTTGTTCGCCATCCTCGAGGACGGTCCTTGTATCGACGCACCAGGATGCCCAGCCCTTCCGAGCTCGCGACTTGTGTTGTGTGACATCTAGCTTCATCAGGCAGCCTCCTTCTCTTCGACCGGCCAGTAGATGATTGTCTTGCCGATCACCTTGGTTTTGTATTTGGGCTCGTGGAGGAAGAACGTCATCCAGTAATCCTCGCACTCCTCGAATGTCTCGAACTCAGCGACCTTGTAGGTCTTGCCGTTCTTCCAGCCCTCAATCAGTTTCATGCAGCCACCCCGTTCACTTCCCAGTTGTAAATCCCAAGAGCCTCATCGAGGATCTCGTCGTGGAAAGGCAAGCAGTTGCCTCCCTTGATCTCGACAGTCTCCTCGAGCCCGTACATCTTCATGACGTAGGCGAGAGTCTTGGCGTTATCGACAATGCCGACGCATCCGCCTTCCTTGGTGTGGACAGCAATCTTGTTGTCCGCGACGACTTCATAGAACTCAATGGCCATCAGGCAGTCTCCTTCTTCCAGGGATTGACGACGTTGTCCCAGAGATCGTCGTCGTAGATCATGTCATCGATGAAGTCCTTGAGCTCGGCGATGACAGCAGTCTTGGTCATCTCGTGGTAGCCGGGCTCGAGGACGAAGGTCGTCAGATGGTAGCCAGGGTGAACCCAGCCAGGCTTGAAGATTAGGTCCAGAACACCGCAATCGAAATCACAAGCCTGGACCTTGGCCCAGCGCTTGGCGCCGATGGCCTTCTTGATGGCGGCGGGAGTAAAATCAGGCATGGGCAGCCTCCTCATACATCAAACATTCAACACACTTGGTCTCGAAGAACTCGCACTCTTCACAGCCCTCGACAGGAGCGCAAAGCTCGGCCAGCTTTTCTTTGACTTTAATCTTGGCGAACCCAGTGCCCGGCTTGGCCGGGAGTTTTTCCAAGGCAGCAAGCACAGCCTCGCACTCTTTGACGGTCATCAACGCAGTCTTGGGCATCTCATCTCCTCACTAATTGACCTTACATATCAAATATGGGGGCATAATATGCCAATGTCAAGGGACAATCCCGCGCCCTGTCTTGCATTTTTGGAGACTGATTCTTGATATCTTTGTGATGCGCTTGTGATGCAGGCACAAAAAAAAGTCTCCAAAAGCTAATGCTTTCAGAGACTTACTGGTCTTAGAAATGGCGGGAGTGACGGGACTCGAACCCGTCGAAACCATGCTCTGACATGCTCTGAAACGTAGCAAAACAATCGCTTACGTCCAAGGTAAATGTCATCGAGACATGCTAGAGGTTATGTCAGAGCACCTTGCTTGTGATGGGTTTGTGATGCGGGTCGATGGGTCTGCATCACAAGGATCTGTGATGCGCTACCGAAACCGCCTGGTTTTTTTCATGATGCTTTCGGGCTGCTTCGAGAACTGCTTGCCCTGGCGTTTCGCCTTGCGCTTCGCCCTGGTGGTAGCAGCATACTCGCCCGGCGTCAGGGCCTTGATCGCTGCTTCGGGCAGATACCGCTCGCCCGTCACCGAGCTCTTCTTGCCGCTCTTGGTGCGCCAGTTTTGGTCGCTCCAATTTTTTAGAGATCTTTGAGGATTTTTCACCGGCCATGCTCTTTCATTGCCGCTCTGTGTGATTCAGAAAATGACTTTCCCTTTCGCATCATTTTTTTCATCAGGGACATATGCTTCGACGTGTGATGGACTGAGTGTTTTTTCAGTGTCGTCTTTTGGCGTTTAGTGAGCTTCATGACCTATATCCTCCACCCGCTGCTTTATAGCGTTTAGCCAGGAGCTGAGCTTTCCGAGCTGACCACTTACCAGCTGCGGTGCCTTGAACAGCCCTGCCCAGGATCGACTTGAACATGCGCTTTCTCATGCCAGGCTTGGTGTAGTTGCCAGCCTTGTTGACGGTCGATTTCTTCGCCATCACTTTTTCTTTGTCGGCTTTGGCTTCTTCTTGCCAGCCATTTTCATGATGCTTGGTTTTTTGGCCGAGCCCATCCCGCCGTAACTTCTTCCATATGCCATCACGCTTTTCCTTTCTTGGATCTGTTGCGTTTGGAAATTGCTGCGCCCTTCTTGCGAGCGTCTGCCTTCGAGCTCGCCCCCCAGGCGCGCAAGCTCAGCAGTAGCCTGGTCGGCCGGCCTTTGCTGTCTCGCTCGGGACCACGCATGTTGCCCATGCGGGACAGAAAGCTGGCGCGTCTAGGGTTGTCACCCTTCTTGACGGGCGCCTTGAGGTTCATCCCCTGACGCCGAGCTGAGGCCCGGCCCTTGGCGTTCAATCCGCCTTTGGGATTTTTGCCGGCCTTGCGCTGCCAGGCTGGCGTCTTAGCCACGGCGGACAGACCCGGTCATGCCGGCCTTCTTCGCGCCCTTGGGCCCTGCCACCTTGGTCAGTGTGCCGTAGACATAGGCGTCCGCCTTCTTGCCCTTGAGGCCCTTCTTCCTGGCCTGGGCCATCAAGCTCTTCTCGAGTTTCTCAGGCATCGATCAGTCCTTTCCGATAACCGTTTGTGCGGTCGTATGTGAGCAGCTCTTTGCGCGGCTCGTGAACATAGGAGCAGTGGATCCAGCCAGTGTTGCCGCCCGTGTAACACTCGAGGATGAGCTGATCGAACTCGAGGTTGTCGGCAATCCATTGCGCGACTTCCATGTTCGAGACGCCAGGCACCTCGAAGTCAGCTGCCTGGCCTTTCGCGTGTTGGCTAGTAGGCTTCGAGCCGATAGCGACACAGAGCTCAGCGCAGCGATATCCGCTTGTGATTGTGACAGGTCTATCGAAATGGTCTCTCACCGGCTGCAGGACGGCCTCACAGAGCCTCTCTAGGTGTTCGACCTGGTTAGGGTGCGGCGTATTATCGATGCCCCTGCGAAGCGCCGTCTGGCTCTTGGTCATTTCGACCAGGCTAAAATTTTTAGACAGCTTCATTTCTTCGCCTTGACCTTGCCGACCACGCCCTCGAGCATCCCGCCGCCGAAGTAGAACGCCAGGATGGTGAGCATTGCTTCGCCCAGGTAGAAGTCATCTATGACCTGTTTGACATTTGGGATGTTAGTCTTGCCCATCAGGGTCATCACCAGGACCAGTGCAAAGGACGCTAGAAAGGTTGCCGTGAACATCAGAGCCAGGTAACGCTGAGCCACCTTAAAAGGGGCGAACGCTTTCATGGTGTCGATCTTGGCCTGGGCCTTGACGCGCTCCATCTCCTCGTCCGAGCTGTGGACATCATCGATTAGGTCCATGCCCTTTTTGATGACATCGCCGTTCCCAAGAATTGATGCGAGAACTCCAAGCATTATTTCTTTCCTCCGAGTGTAGTAAATCCCATGTAGGCCCCGACGATGCCGGCGCCGCTGATGTAGAAGAGGTTCGATATATCAGCCAAAGCCTCGACCCGCTCCAGCGGGATAAAGAACATGGCCAGCGTAAACGCGCCCATCGCTACCAGCGTGAAACGAGCCATCCGCAGCTGGGCCAGGTGCCGGCGCAGCTCGGTCTCTGTCTGCTTAATCTGCTTGCTGCTTTCGACCTCGGCATCGCTGACCAGGCCATCGCCATCGAGATCCCAGTCGGACGCAAACTTGCTGTCCTGCTCAAATTTTTTTTGCGTCAATTTCGGCTGTCCTTGATTGCCTCAAGCGCATCATAAATGTTGGGTGGTGGCGGCTGATCTATTTTCCACTGGCATAAATATTCTCGAGGCCGAAACTCACCCGGCGAGAACACAAGCAATTCCTGGGTATTATGCGCGCCGCGATATACGCAAGCAGACGTGCCGTCGTCGTCAACCTTCATGCATTTAACTAGCCGGCATACCGTCAGATCATTGGCTGCCTGGGCGGTATGCGCCTTGAGCAGCAGTACAAACCCAACAAGCGCGCCCACGCCAATAACGCCAAACACACACCAGGCAACAATTTCTATAAACTTGCGCCGGCGCTCTCGCTGTCGATACAGCGTCTCCTGGCGTTGCTTGCGAATACGCCCCTCGAGGCGGATCAGCTCGTCGGCGGCAGACTTACCCAAAGTCAACCCGATGTAATTTAATAATTCGCGTCTGTCGCTCTCTGCTTTGCGCTTCGCCGCGAACACTTGGATAGCTTCTGCTTCGACGGATTGACCGGCAAACAACCGCTTGAACAACGGGGGGTGCTTTGCTTCGCGTTCGAGCTGGTCAAGATCGCTAACGCAGGAAACCCATTTCGACACTTGGCCGATCATCTGCTCCAGCTCCTGCCCCGCCATAATGGCTTTGCGGACAGCGGAGTACGCGCTTGCAGCACCAGCGGCAATCGTGATCGGGTCCATCAATACACCTTTGTTTTCTTCGGATCCACGAGCTTCGGCAAACAGTGGGACGAGATCGCCGGCGATTGTCGTGCAATCCTGACGGAGTACCAGATGCAATCCGTTAAGCTTCGGAAATACAAATCGTTTGAAACTGTTTTGCCCTCGAGCATCACGACCAGGACAAAGGCGTGGATCACTCGCTCAACAAAACGCCTATGAGCAGAACGATGGTTGTTCCGGCGCTGCCAACCATGATCGTCTCGAGCCGTTTGACCCGACTAAGCAGCTCGATGAAACGCTCCTGGGACACGGCCGTAAGCGTGTCCAGCTCGGCTTTAACTGTGGTGATGGTAGGCTTGCTCATGTCTTAGGATTGTCCGCCTTAATTTGAGCGACCTTCGTCTGCCAAGCTTCCAGACCATTCTCAGTAATATATTCAATCTGTTCTTCGGTAGTGCCATAAGCAGCTTGTCTGTTTTGCAGCCACTTTGGGCGAGGATCAGCAGCTTCTTCTATGGGCTTTTCAGCAGCAGTACGAGTTGTGCCTGCTTTTAGAAAGCTAGGCGCTTCGCCAGTCTTGAGATGCGGGGGAGTGATCCGAAACACAATGTCATCAAGGTCGGCCTCCGTCATATCCGCAGTAAGTTCAACAAATGTCCACGAACTATCGCTAAACTGAATTTTAGCAACGCCGTTGTTAATTTCGGGTATCGTGTATTCCATTACGCTGTGCCTCCTTGCACAGTTCCATTGTTTGTAAATGTGACATTAGACAGACCACGGATGTATTTGCCGGCTGCGCCGCCGCTAGAGCCTGACGAACCGCCAGAACCGCCAGATCCGTTTGTGTAGTTTCCGTTTCCGCCAGAATTTCCTGTAGAACCGGAATTTCCTGACGAACCAGAATTTCCGAAACTGGCTCCATCTCCGCCGCTTCCGCCGTTTCCTCCAGAGCCGCCGTTCCCAGCGTTGGTTCCACCACTGGAACCGCCAGAACCACTGCCCCCAGCAGAACCCGAACCTGCTGATTGGTTGTAACCTTGGCCTACACCACCACTACCGCCGCTGCCACCAGAGCCACCGCTACCACCGTTGTAATATGTGTAGCTAGTGACCTGGGATCGCCTGTAGATGTAGTACCACTGGTTAGGATAGGAGTTTATCCACAGGTTACCGATGTTATATCGCTTACCGTCACTATGGACAAAATCACCGTTAGCGAAGCCGAACTTGAAATGCCCATAACCACCGCTGGGATTCCATACCCACTTCCAAGAACCAGCATCCGCGTTGTAATGAACATAATAGCTCTTAGGGTTTCCGCCGGGAGCAGTTGCACCGGAGTATTGCTGCCAAGCATATGGACCTTCTTGATTGCCCCAACCAGTCGATGAAGTCTGGCCTTGGCCACCTGTGCCGCCAGAACCACCACTTCCACCTTGGCCGCCACCACCGCCCCCAGCACGAATTGTGCCGTTGTTAATTAAGGTGCAAGCAGCGTCAGCCTCAAAAGCATCTCCACCCGTGCCACCATTGGCAGACCCACCAGCACCAGATAATATCCCGTTGTTGGTGATAGTCAGCCCACCAGATAGACCGCTGTTTATCTGGAGTGCCTCTTGTGATGTGCTGGTTGCACCTAGCTCAACGCCGCTGTTGATTACAATCTCTTTCGGGTAGTTGACACCGTAGTCATCCCCAAAAACAGACGACGCATCCTGATTGGTTGCACCGCTGCTATATGTCTTGCGGAAGCCTTTAGCCGTTCCGTAAAAATCATCAAACGCAATAGCGCCGCTAGTCGGCAAATCTGCTGCTAAATTTGTGGCATTGTTGTTTGCCGCCTTCGACCTGACATTGCTGCCGCCCCGATAGAAATCACTTAACGAGACAGCAGACGACCCGCCTATAAATTCTGTGCGAAAGTCAGACAGGCTGATCGCACCTGATCCTGCAATAGCCATTACGGTGATCCAAATGCTGTTACATCATTTGCGCTAGTCACAGCGCCATTTGAGGCCAGCTTGAAAACTGTGGTGCCGTTGTACTTAAAGAGAAGATCATTGTCGCCGGTATCAAGCTCAATACTCCACTTAGACGAACCAAACAGGATAGCGTTTCCATTGGTGTCCAAGTTGCCGGCAAGCTGTGGCGAACTATCATTTGACAGGTCAGTATTGACAGTCCCGAATGAAAGCTGGCCGCTTCCATCTGTCTTCATAAATTGACCGGCGGAACCGTCTGCCTGGGGATGAGACAACCCGTCGATGACCACCGAGCCAGAGCCGTTTGGTGTAATCGCAATGTTTCCATTAGATGCAGAAACAATGCTGTTGCCGTTTACATCCAGGCTGCCACCAAGGCTTGGCGAACTGTCAGCAGACACAGCGGAGATGCCAGGAGCGATCCCCTGCCATGCCGTGCCATCATAATATTTTAGCTGGTTAGCTGTGCTGTTATACGCCAGATCACCTTCGTCAAGTGATGATGTCGGGTCAGATGATCCAACACGGTAGCGTTCTGCAAAGCTGTTTACACCAGCGATGTTTGTAGCCGTGGTGTTTATGTTTGTTAGAGCGCCGGCAACAGTGTTCACATTTGCTATTGAGCCGCCTGTCAAATTGACATTTGCAATGTTCGTCGCAACGAGGGAAATGTTGCTATCAGTGACGCTGATGGTGTTACCCATTGCGTTGCCATGAATGTAACAATAGTAACGCAATCCAGATGAAGGCGCAGACGCCTGGACGGATATCTGTACTTTTCTATCACCAGACGATCTGCCAGCATTAAATGTTGTTACATTTACAAAGTCCGACTTTGATGCTGATGCTCCGTTCAGAAAATAAGTAACACCCGCATCGTATTCCGAACTGCCATTTTTAAATACTAATGGATGACCATCGACGGAACTGTCATTTAAATTGAAGATGTATGTGTTGCCTCTAAACATTTCGATGGCGGGGTAGTTAACGCCATCAAGAAGAAAGACATTTACACCACCTACATTTGCGACAGTGACCGTGTAGGTCTTTTCAAGCGCACCGGCCAGGCTGGTGATGTCAGAGCTAATAGCTGCCAGAGTGTTAAGATCAGCAACGACATCTGATGTAGCCATTGTGTTCAAGTCAGACACAAAGTCACTGGTCGCCAGCGTGTTTAAATCAGACACGATGTCGGATGTCGCCAGCGTGTTGATGTCAGATACGATGTCACTGGTTGCCAGCGTATTCAGATCGGACACAATATCACTTGTAGCAAGCGTGTTGATGTCGCTGACAATATCACTGGTCGCCAGCGTATTTAGGTCAGCGACGACATCAGTTGTGGCCAATGTGTTCATGTCACTAATGACATCAGCGTCTGCCAGCAGCGCCATGTCAGCTAATACATCAGTTGCCGCAAGCGCATTGATGTTACTTGCGTTTGCGTTAACAGCAGTTATGGCGGTCTGTTCAGAGCTGCTTGGCTTTACATCGACCCAGGCCGACCCCGTATAAACCTTCATCCCACTAGAGGGGTTGAAATACAAATCGCCTGTATCCAGGTTGCTGCTCGGATCAGAACTAGCTGCGCCGTGGTATTGGCCCTGGAAAGTCGTCAGAGCGGTTTCCGCAGCGGTCTTTGCTGTTTCGGCATCATTCTTGTGAGTGTTGGCCGTTCCAGCAGATGTCGCCGCCTCTGCGGCCTTGGTCGTCGCTGTGGACGCGCTTGAGCTGGCCGAGCTGGCGCTGGACGCGGCGGCTGTCTGCGCGCTCGTCGCAGTAGCAACATCGACAATCAGATCATACTTGGCGCTGTTTGCGTTGCTCGTCAGCGGCTGCGCGCCCGAGCTAGTGTGGGCTGTGTTGACAAAAAAGATATTGTTTGTGCTGGTGTCCTTCACCAGGTCGCGCTGATTGTATGCAGTGCTGGCTGCCCAGTTGCCTCGGAACGTGCCGATCTCCTGGGTGACAGCCAGGTCACCAGCGCTGTCGAAAGCGAAGATCTTATTGGCACGATCTGTGGCGCTGATCGTAAATTCTGTCGAGGTGATGGTGTTGGTCACCGAGGCTTTGATCGAGCGGTCGACCTCTTCCTGGATCTGCTGTGTGATAAAGGTCAGCCGATCAAGTGCATCCTCATGGCTTTCTGCAGGAAAGGGGTCATTGGCAACGTAGTCTGTGCCCTGGGTCAGTGTCAGCTTGCGCTGAATCACAACCGTCTCGCCATTTGCCGGCGTGTTGCCGCTTGTAAAGGTTACATTGCCACCAGACGATGATCCAGCGCCTGAGACTGTGTAGTGGGTGGTCAGCGTTTTTGTTGTCTCTGTGCCTGTAGATGATCGAATGATGACCGTCAGATCCGCGTCAGCAAAGATCTTGAAGTTGTAGGCAAAGACGGTCGTGCTGCCATTGGCACTAAAGCTGACCTTATTGCTGGTGGTAGATACCGTCATCGCATCATATCCCTGATGTTGGCGTTCTTCTCTCGTAGTATGTCTATGTATGCGTCAGCTGCGCTTTCGATCTCAGGCCCATAGGTCGGGTCATTAAACAGATCCTGGCGAGCCTGTTGTCTCGCAGCCGTCACTGCGCTCTGCAGCATGTCGATACAGAGCTCTCGAGCCTCCTGGGCGTTGGTGCTTGGCGTCAGTGTCTTGTCGGCAACCTGGACATCCATCAGCGTTGTCGGCTGGCTGACCTCGTCGTTCCAGATCTTGAATAGACGCTGGAAGTTATCGCTCTCGACCACTTGCTCGATGTACTCGAGCGACCTGGCGCCGGCGTAGATATGAAACTGCTCGATCTCCTTGGGCTTGAGGCCGACCTTGATGCCGTTCTGTGAGTAGACATCTGGGTGCTTGCCAGGGCCCCAGCGTAGCGTGATGAACAGCTGGTCAAGATCGAAGGCTCGTTGAGCTGCGTTCTCGCCCTCAGCTGCAGGGTTAGGCCCGATGGTGCTTGTGTATATTGGACTTAGAAAGTCCGGCCCCAGGGCCGGTGACAGCATGACCTTCTGGCCCCAGAAGTTGCGCTTCGCCGGCAGCGTGTTGCTAAGCCAGGGCACCTGGCTCTTGAGCTGATCGATGACAGACCTGGCTTCACGCACCAGCGGGTCTTGCATCTTCTCAGTCTGAGCAACCAGCCGTGGCACTAGCGAGCGCACAAAACTATCAACCGTGCCATTTGCATATCGACCAGGATCGTTGACGGTTGAGACCAGATTAGAGAAACCCTGCAGAAATGTTTTGTTTGTCATGTTGTAAGAAATGGCTCCGCCAGCTGCCATAAGCGCGCGCTCCCAGCTGGCGCCATCCAGGCTCGAGCTCATGCCGAGCTCAGCTGTGTCAGCTGCCAGGCCAAGCACAGTCGAGAAAGGCTCAGCCCCTGCGTAGCTTATGTATTTATCGCCGACCCGGATAGAGTAAGGCTGCCAGCCAGTGCGGCGCAGAGCGGCCTTCAGCTCGGGGTCAGCTGGTCCGGCGCCGGTAATCTGACCGTTTGCCGCCATCATGCCGACTGTCATCATTGTCATGCTGCCGACATAGATCCTGGTGCGCGCCATATCAGCCGCGGCCTTGTCGGCTGGCGATGCGCCAGGCGCCTTGCCACGTTTGATCGCTCTTGCGCTTTCGCCGTAAAACAAGCCTATCGGTGAGCGCTCGACCATCGCGTACTTCGCCGCGTTGTATGGCGTCTTAAAGAAGGGCAGAAAATATCTGACCATTGGGATCTTGCGGACCCCGTTCAGTGCTTTGCCAGCTGCATCAAGGTCAGTCTGCAAGGTGACATATTTAGCGTGAGCGTCAGCTTCTTTGAGAGCTGATGCCGGCGGGTCATAGACGAACTCCGCGATCCTCGAGCTCAGCGCATCACCTGTCAGGCCCTCGCCCTTGGCTGTGCGATAGGCTTGCTGGTATAGACTCATCCGCTGCGCGACAACCTTGAAGAAGGTGTCCTCGAACTCAAGCATCTTTGTGGGAGCCCGGCCCAGGGTAAATACGCTGCCAAGATAATCAGCCGTGACTCCAAGCGGACCCTGCGCCTCAAAGCCTTCCGCTGAGAAAGCTCTGACCGGCCTCTTCCCGCGCTGACCGTCTATCTTCGATCCCAGGATAGGCGCCTCGCCAGTCTTGAAGGCCTTGCCTGATGCCGACCAGGCATCCTGCATGGCCATCATGGCGCCAAAGAGCTGAGCCTGGACCTCGCCGAAATAGACGCCGCCCTCGCCGCCCATAGCGCGCCTGGCGGCGCCTACGGTGGCAGCCATGCCTGTCTCGGCAACATGCGCGCCCATAATCAGGATGTTGCCGACGTTGTTTTTGATATGGGTGATGGGATTGCTGAGAAGGATGTTGATCCAGGCCTCGTAAAACGCATCAGTGAATTTTTTGAACTTACTGCCGGCCCTGGTAATCGCAGCGCGGTCTGCAACCGAGCCAGCCTCGAGATACGCCTTGGCCATGAGGCGGACATCCTCAGCCCCACCATACTCCTCGAGCAGCGTCGTGATGTCAGCCGACCTGGTCTCTGCAGCAGCGCCAGCCTGGCCACCCCTGGCCGGGATCCGAAACTGACCGAGCGCCCTGGCAATCTCTGTCTGGGCTCCCTTGATCTGCATCTGCAGCTGGGTGACCAGCTCGAGCTGCTCGCGGAAGCGCAGCGCGTCCTCGTCTGTGCCGGTCTCTGCTTTCTTGGCCAGCTCGTCAAGGAATTTGATCTCTGTGACGAGCAGATCCCTCGATGCCAGCATCGCCTCGGCCATTCCTACTGGTTGGCCATTTGGGCCAGTTAGGCTTATTGCCTGACCGGGCTTGCGCCCCAGGATTGCTTTCGAGAGCTTGTTGGCGTCCATCCCAAGGATGTCAGCCATTTGCCTGGTGGCCTCGGTGGTGATCTCGCCGCGCTTGGCCTCATCAATCTGCCCCGAGTAGGTCGAGCTGATCGCCTGGATGGTGCTCAGCACCCGGCCTTCGTCAGGGATCTTTTCATCACCCCTGGATCCGACAGCTCGGAAGTCATCCAGCATCCCGTCTGGCTGGATCTCGACCTCACGATCCACGCCCTCGATGACCATCCCCGCGCGCTCTGTATCTGCCAGCTTGGGCTTGTCGAATCTAAGGTTGGGCATCTCGCCCTCGGCCCTTAGATTTGGCAGGACGCTGCCCCGCTCATACGGCGCATAGACGCCGTCCTCGAAGGTCAGCTGCTCGCCCTCGACATCCGTGCGGCCGCTGGTATCCAGGTTGCCCCGGTTGGCCGCCATGTCATCGACTTTCTTTGCGGCATCGCCAAACGTGCCGCTGAAATCAAAGCCAATAATCCGCGCCAGGTTTTTGCTGATAGGCCCAGACATGGCCAGCTGGATTTCGTCTTGGTCGACCGTCTTGATAGGGGCTAGGAGATCGAACTCGCTGTCGGGGTCTTGGCTAAAATCAAAAGCGCTGGGATCAGGTTGCGTGAGCTCGGCGCCTGTTAGCGGCTCAAGGAGCCCACCCGCCAAGCCGACCTGATTCGCCAGCGCTTCGGGAGCGTTGGGATCAATCGACATTTTATCTGATAATCCTACCTTTTAAGGACGTTGATTACAAGCCAGGGACCGTCAGGTTGATCTGGTCGTAGATGGGTTGCCATATCGCTGCACCAGCTGTCAGAGCTTGAGCTGCTATGGCATCGCTCTGTTTGAGCAGATCCTGATATTTATCCTGCTGTTTCGGATCTTTTTCGATCTCACGGGCTTCTGCGTAGACCTTGTGCAGATCCTCTTTGATATTGCCGATTTCCTGAGAATAGATCTGCAGCTCGCCAGTTTTGCCGTTTGGCAGCTTGACCATCACCTTGCGGTCGAAGTAACCGCCAGGCTTGGCATCCCAGCCTTCATCGACAATCTCAAAATTATCGGCGAGCTTATCAACCAGGGCCTGGGCTTCGTCAGGACGATCAACAGCGATGCCGGCGCGCACGATATCGCCCAGCTGCTCAGGCGATTTGTAGCCCTTGCGCTTGACCTTCTTCTTGGCTGTCGCGGGATCCTTGAGCCCTGGATCGACAACCTTGGGCTGGTTCTCTGGTATGACTGCAGCTTCGCCCATCTCGATGGGCCGCTCAGAAAACTCCTTGAGGAATTTCACAAGATTGGCCTGATCCTCTTGAGCACCAGTGTAGATTTTGTTCAAAAGTCGATTTGTCGGCAGCTGGTCAGCCAGGTACTGCGCGCCCTTGACGACAGATCCGCCCAGCAGCGCACTTGTGCCAGCTGCAACGGCAGTCTGTGTAAAGTCGAGCTCGCCCTGCTGGCCAGCTCCGATCTTCACATTCTGGCGCATGACATCATCAGCAGCGCCATACGCGGCGGCCTCAAGCGAGGCTGCCGTGCCAGCGCTTCGCTTGAGGATCTCTTTGAGCCCAGCCTTGGTTGCAGTCTTGACGCCTGTACGGCCGGCAACCCCGATTCCAAAAGTCCCAAGTCCCAGGTATGTGGATGGATCTGTCAGCACCCCTGTCCAAAAGCGACGGGTGCCAGACCAGCTGATTTGCTTTTGATCGTAGAGCTCCATCAGCTCGAACAGGGCAAAGCGCTCCATGCCGCCCTCTTCCATCTGGCTGGCCTTGTAACTAATCATGCCCATCTGCGGGAGGTTGTAGTTAAACCACCCCATAAACTCCATGCCCCACTTGGCATAATCTTCGCGGGTCTTGGGCGGCTCCTGGCCGATCATCATGCCATACTGGCGATCAGCTTTGCCCTTGCCACCAAAGGCATCGAAGACGACCTTTGCAGCCGCCTGGAACTGTGGGTCAGCGATGAGCTCGTCTTCGGTCGGCCCTGATGGCTTGCCAGGATCTTTGATGTCGTTGTCATAGACATAGTCCACGTCAATCGGCATCTCGCTATTCATAAAATGCATCTGCTCATAGAGTGACTTGCCGCGCTGCGAATGACGGGCAGCGACGAAGCGCTCTATGGGATCGTTTTCCTGCATCAGCCGCCCCTTCCCTCTATGGCGCTCAGACGTTCATTTGTGGTGCCAGCGCCACTGTCACCAAGCCCAAGGGTGCTCAAAATTCGTTGAGAGATGCTTTGATTGTTATCGCTCTCGTTGGGGCCGCCAGCGCCCCTCTCTGCGTTGCTATCGACCTTGGGCTCCAGGCCCCGCAGTCTCTCGCGCACTGCCTCCTGGATGAGCAACAAGGTCTCAAGCTCGAGCGATTTTTGAAGCGGGGTCAGCTTTGTGCTCGCGACAACAAGTTGCCCCGCTTCGTTTAGATCTTCCTGGGACCACTCGCTGAACTTTTTTAGCTTTAGTGCATTGCCAGGATTTCTTTCTGCGATCAGATCCAGGACGGTTGAGCTTGGCGCCAGAAAGGTCAGCGACTGCGTCTTCGCATCATTAAACATCCGCATCACCATTCTAAACGCTTCCTTGGGCTCAAGCGGATCCTCTCGGCCGGTGTCATGGACGAGCTGGTGATAGGTGTCGATGGCATCAGCGCGCAGCTGACCCATGAACTGAGGATCGAACTGGGCGCCGAAGTTAACGTCACTATCACCGATGGCGCTCCGCAGCAGCTTGTTGACCCGCTTGATCTCCATAGCGCGCGGGGTCTTGTCCATTAGGCCGTTGCTGTAGGCGTTGAGGCTTAGGAAGTCTTGCAGCTGGATATCGCCGTTGGGCCCTATATGGGTCAGCGCGTCCGCCATCAGATCATCGATGTCTTCCTGGTTTTCAGCCTGATCCAGCCTTGCGTAAAAGCCGGCCAGCGTGACCGTGTTTGTGGCAGCTGCGTCCTGGCCCAGGATGGCCTTTTCGAGCGCATTGACTTGGGTATCGGTCAGCGTCCGATTGCCCTGGTGCTCGATGACATCGAGGATGCTTGGCATGGCCGCACCTTCGACGCCTTGGCGAGACTGACGCACCTGTTGCATTAGCTGGGCGAAGTTGGTGTCCTGGGTTATCTTGAGCTCTCGAGCTGCTGCAGCGTCAACCTTGGCAGCTTCTGCGTTGGCTGCGCGCCGCAGCGATACCGCCATTGTGTTGGTGCGGTTGATGAGCTGCTCGCGCTTCTCGGGTTTCATATTTGAAAACTGCTTTGGATCCTGCAGCGTAATTAAAAAACTCTCAGCGTCCTCTGCTGAGCGCCGGATCGCTATGCCGTTGAGTATGCTTTGAGCGCCGAGAAAGTCGATGCGCTGCTCTGCGGTTTGCCTCCTGGCGGCAATGTCTGTCGCCTTGATATAGCCAGCGTCAGCCATCTCCTCGAAGATGCCGGCAACTTGGGAGCCGTCAGCTGCTATGCCACCAAAAAGCTCGACCCTTGCTGCATGAGCGTCAGCTCGGCCACCTGTTGCGATGGTGTTGATCCGTTCATCGATGCGGGTATCAAAACTCGCCATGTTCTGATCGATGCCGCGAAGGCGCGCATCTTTGAAAATGGTGACGCTCTTGTTGAGCGTGGCCGTGGCGGCACTACCCTTGAAGCGGCGCTGCACAACAGGATCCTTGATGCCGCTGGTGATGGTTGCGATGGCCGCCGTCGTCTCTTGCTCATAAAGCGTTGGGACATCTTTTGGATCTGTGTTGAGCGCCTGGAGCTCGACGTTACGAAGGGTCTCAGCCAGCTGGTTCTCTGCGCTCTTGAGCTGGCCGGCACGTTCTGCTTTGAGCGACTGTTCGTACCAGGTAGAGCCGACCTTGGCTGCAGTCTGACCAAAATTTGCCAGCGCCTGGCTTTCGGCAGCCAGGGCGCCTGGGTTGGCCCTGACGTTCAGCTGACGAGCAGAGACCTCGGTGGTCCGCTTGCCCTGCGATTGGTAGGTTGGAACCCTCATGCCATTGCCCTGATTTGACCGATGTTAGACGCACCGGCCAGGAGGCTGCTGCCGGCGTTGATAACCCCAGCCCGGCGAGCTGCCCGGCCATACATCTGGTTGAGCTGCGATGACATCCTGGACTGGACAGCGCTCTCTCGTGCCTGAGCAGCTCCGATGCTGGCGTTGTAGTCAGCGATGGCCAGCTCTTCCTCAGCCTCGGTCGCGTTTGCCAAGGCAACCTTGAGCGGTGTACCTGTGTCAGCCATCCAGCCATTATATCGATTGGCCTGGGCTGTAGCGTCCTGCAGCCGCTGGAAGTCGTTGCGGAACTTGATGGCCTCGAGATCTGCTGCCAGCTGGATCTGCTCGGCTTGCTGGTCGGCAGCCTTGGCGTTGCGCTGATCGATCTGGCCGTTGAAGTTGTAAGCAGCTTGCTGTGTTTTGCCGACCTGATATTGACCATAGGCCTGGACGGCGCTGCCGGCTGCTGCTGCGAATATTGCTGTTTCAATGCCCATCTGGGAACCACGCTACCCTATAATAATCTGAGCCTTCTGGGCCATAGCGGCGCATCAGACCTTCGTTGTGAAAGCCGAAGAACTCGGCGAAGCGAAGCGCTTGCGGCCAGTCAGCCCGACAAACGCCCTGGACGCGCCAGAGGCCGTTCTCGATAGCGCAGCGGCGCATTGCACCCCTGCAGTATTCGATGACCTTCCTGGGCTTTCTGTGGATCTCCTGGCTGCCAATGAACCAGACCTCACCAGTCCCAGGCCAAAGATCCACGATCCCGGTGCAGAAAAGCACCTGGCCCTGGTCGAAGGCCGTGTAGGCCCAACCAGGCTGCTCGAGGCGGCCGGCATATTCCATCATGTAGCCGAGCCGCTCTGCGCCAGCGTTTAGATCGCCTTCCATCAGTCGCTCGAGGTGAGCTTTTTCGTACTCGATGGTGTTCATTGATCGAAAGTAATCAGACGCGGCATGATCGAAAGAATGGTCATGGGCATCGCCTGGGACTGCCTCACGACGATGAAACCGTCAGTGTCGAAACCCCCTCGGAACTCGACCTCCTTGTCGCCCGTGAAAAGCGCTAGGGCAGAGTCCATTGCATCAGCTGAAGATCTAAACGGGATCCTGTCGAGCTCGCTGGTCGAGCTGCCGACCTCGACGCCAACCGTGCGGAACAGCCGAAGCGTGACATCATGGATACGCTTGGTCTTTGCCTGGGACGTGCCTTCTGTGCCCCCGGCATCAATCCTCATGGTCTGCAGGGTCGAGCTATAGCCGAGGCCGATGTGGACGTTGGTTGCAGAAAAGTCGAGCGATATGGACCCACTGCTCACCACCTTGTCTGGGTGCGTGGCGCCATTTGCCACGATGCGGACTGTCTGCCCCTCGAGGTGATCCAGGCCGCTGATCGTCGTTGCAGCTGACCCGCTGTAGGTTAGTCCCGAATCGACAAAGTAGGCGTCAAGGATATTGTCTCCGAAATCAAAGAAATTAAAATATTCAATATATCTCTTAGTCGCTCCACCGATAGTCCTCTTCACAATCAGATAAGTTTGGTCTTCATCCAGAGCGCCAGGTATCGTCGCAACGCTTTCGACGTGAGCGAAGCTGTCAGATCCAAAGCTGCCGCCGATCAGGTGCTCATGCCAGGCAATCACGTTCTCTTCGCGCCTGTAGGTCATGCCGACGAACTTGCCGTTCTCCAGGACGCACCAGACGACATTGTCGGGCTCCTGCTGCAGCGCCATCGCCTTGATGCCGCTTGTCGTTATGTGCTCAGCCAGGAGCGTCATGTCCGGCGCTTGATAGCTGTCTGTGTTCAGATCGAACACCAGCTCGCGCAGCTTGCGCCTGGCGCGCTGTACGAACAGCGTGACGTTAGCCACCTGGACCGGCTGGATGTTGGCAGAGCCATAGGTTGCCTGGCGCTTGACCACCGCGTTGGTCGGGCTAAGCGGAGCATCCTCGGAGCTCGTCACAACGAACTCGCCGCCTGACGTGCCGACTAGGAGCACCCTGCCGGCCTGGAGATAGCGGATGACGTTGACCTGGTTAGATCCCAGGGTGTAAGTCAGCGCGTCAGCTGGGCCGACGCCATCTGTGAAATCCTCGAAGCTACCACCCACCGAGAAAAATATTGTCTGCGGCTGCTCAGTTGTCGAAGCGAAAACAAGGCGCTGCTCGTAGAAGGTCACTGCAGCTGGGAAGCCGGTCGTCGCTGAAAAAGCGCCCAGAGCGAAACCGCTGTCTGCCACCAGGTCGCCCGAGATCGTTACGCTCGAGCCAGCTGCCTCGTCTGTCAGATCTGCGCTAGGCGAAAGCAGCATCGTGTCCTGGGTGATCTGGACAATGATGGCGCCGCTCTCGTTGTTGTTGCTGGTGCCGGCGCCTGAGACCGAGATCTTCATGCCGACAGCAAAGCCCTGGGTCAGGAAGTTGCCGGCGCTGTCCTGGATCCGGTCATTGTGCTCGAGCCCGGTCGCAGACGGGTCACCCTCATGGAAGCTCAGGGTTGTCGCCGTGTAGCTCGGTGCGAGCTCAGCCCGGCCGTCAGCTGTCTCCTGGACGGCAGCGGTGACAGATGTGGCCGAGCTGAAGCTGGCAACCTTGGCAAAGCCGTGGTGCAGCTTGACCAGGCGGCCGACATCTGTGCTGGCAAAGGTGCTGGCGCTTGCGGTGATGGTCACCGTGCCAGTCCTGCCATTGGCGGTCAGCGTTGTGCTGGTCAGGTTGGCGTCCTGGAACGGGCCGCGCTGAAAGTCCACAGCCGTAATCGTCCAGGCTGTGTGGCTGGTGCGCGTGATCTTTCTGGGCGCATGGTTTGGGTGGACGATATACATCACGTCCGCAGATTGTGTGAACTTGATGTCGGCGAGCTCGGTGTGGAGGTAAGGCGTCGTCACCTCGACTGGGCTGCCGCTCGATACAACCGTGCCGCCATCCTTGTGGATTCTGAAATACTGGTCGCCGAACTCCAGGATATAGGCTTGCTCGACATTGAACTCGAAAGGGATCAGCCGGACGTTGTGTGCGCTGTTCTTGACCTCGCGGACGAAGATCGTGCCAGGCCGCCGGCTTGCGCCGCCATGCGGGTGGACGACAAAGTTCTCGAGCGTCTTGCAGCCGTTGAAATATTTCTGGATGTCTGTGCGCCCGTCTAGGCGGGGGCTCAGCTCACCGGCTGTAAAGTTGCTGAAGCTCGGGGATGCCTTGGCCATCAGAGCCTCGAATTGATAAAGGTATCAGCCGAGAAGTTTTGCGAGATGCTGGTGTCCGAGGTGTTGATCTGGTTGTCCTCGGTCGCATCCACGAAGCGAGCCTCCTTGAGTTTCTCCTGGTAGAACACATTCATATTCGCGCCCAGGGTGGCGCTGCCGACCAGGGGGTAAGCCAGGTCAGCTGCCAGGGCGGCTGCTATGGTCTCGATCAGCAGCGTGTCATAAGCATTGGGATCTGTGATCCGGCCGACATACTTGAGCTTGATCGTGCTCTCGTCTGTCAGGATCTTGCGGCCCTCAACGCGGAAGATGATGTCGGGATCATCGAGGCTGAGGACGCGCAGACAAAATGGATCTGTCGGCAATGAAAACTGTTTTGCGAACTCGAAAGCCGGCGTGGCTGTATCTGGCGCCAGGGTAGTGCGCTGGATCAGGCTGTTCCAGGGGTGAGCTCGAAACACATAGTCGCGGATGAAGTCATAACGCTGGTTGCAGATCCGCGCAGCCTTGCTGTCTTCAGTCAGGCTGATGATGTTCGACGCACCGATCTGGTTCAGCGCTGAGTTACAGATATCGACGACTGATGCCATTCCAAGCCCCTATGAAAGAAGGGGGCAGCCTGAGCTGCCCCCTCGTCGTTAGCTGATGACGTAGAGCATCGTCACGGCGATGGAGCCGGTGCCAGCGGCTCCGCCCATAGTGACCGTGACGGTCTTGCCATTCTCGTCAGCATCGACCTCCTCGCCATTCAGCAGCGCGAGCGTGGCAGCAATGTCCACGATCTGTGCTGATGTTGAGGCTGCTGCTGCCTTATAGGCTGCGGCAGATGCAGACACAGCCGTGCCGGCTGCGTTTGTGTGAGCCGCAAAACCCACAGACAGAGTTGTCGATGAACCCAACGCATCGTGAGCCAGCTGGCCCTGGAGGATGCGAGCGCCATCAGGCAGAGTGAACATTTCGATCACGTCGCCAGATGCCAGGCTCGAAGCCTCGTAGGTGCCGTGCGCCACGCGGACTTCACCGCCCAGCTCGTTGGCTTTCACGAAATCAGAAGGGTCGTCTTGAGTCAGCGTGGTTTGCTGAGTGCTATATACAGTAGCCATTTCTCATGCCCTCCCTATGCGCTCTCGTCACAATCGATTTGCACGACCTTAGCTTCTTCCATCCGGGTCGCACCGAAGGTGGCGCAGTAGTAGACCTGGGTGGAGTAGCTCTTGTCGGAGCGCTCATCGATGCGTGACATGACATCCTTACCGACAGCCAGCTTGATGCCGTCCTCGGCCCATGCGAAGCATGTGCGGATGTTGCCTGATTTACCGAGGCGTGTGCTCATGTGGAACTGGAATCCCATGAACGTGTTGACCTCACCTTGTACAAGCGCCTTTCGTACCACTTCGGCTTTCGCCGCCAGCTTGCGCTGTTCGTGGTCTGGACTTTCTCTTGACCGTCGCCCTTGGCGTTACGGCCCTGCCCGTCAAGTCTCTACACCTTCCCATTTCTGGGCTTGGCTCGGGATCAGCATTTCAAAGCCTTCCCCGAATTTGAGCAGTTTTCATCTGACCGTTTCCGATCAGATAGGCAAAGTGTTTACCGTATTGAAATCGCTTGAAGTTACAGAGGTGGTGTTCAACAGCGCCTCGATTTGATCGGGCCCGACGGCGA